GCTGGCCGTTTCTCTCCGATGTTTGCCCATGTTAGGGTTTTATTTAGACCGTGGTTTTTGATATTAAAAGCAAAAGAAACGTCTGGATATTCCCTAATACGGTACTTAAAACCTAATGTATAAGTCTCACCGCGATAGATTTTTTTAACATAGATCGGAAGTGTGAACCCTGTCCAGTTATAACCAGTAAGGCTTTGCGCCTTTATCGTAAAAATGCCATCTGTGACAGATACGCTTGCATTTGGATTGTTGTTCCCGACAAGCGTATTAGTGGACATAGTCATCGAATTGACGATCAGATTGTTATCATCTGTGACATACTTCCCAACCTCAGTCTGAAAGATATCGCTGGACATAACCAATCGAGACAATTTGTCGGGTGCGTCCGTTTCGCTTGTGCCGAGAATGCGTTCATAGAGCTTGTTAGACTCGGTCAGCTTGTTAAATTCAAGCGTTTGTGTTGCGATCTTTTTAGAAAGCGCTATTAAGTCGCGCCCTTGTTCTGATTGCATACGGTCAATATCTTCAAACTTGGTCTTAGGTACAAATTGCTGAGTTAGCTTAGAAAATACCTTGCTATAGATCGTGTCACCATCGACACTATTGATACCCTCGGTTACTTTATTTTGTAAGTCAGGGCTTGATAAGATCTGTTGTTTGATCTGATCAGATAGCTTGCTAGTGTCTGGTAGCGTTCCGGCTTTCTTTAGGGCTTCTTCTGCCTTTGCGTCGGCTTGCGCGATAGCTTGGGTTGTTGAGGCTTGGGCGTCCGAGATCTGTTTATCAACCTCTTTCTTGACCTTGTCAACATCCTCTGTGTCGATCCGTTTCTCCCACTGAGAGCCGTTCCAGACATACATGCGGTCATATAGACCGTTCTTTTCAAACCAGATATCACCGACTTTATGCTCTTTGTTATCTGGCCGATTGTACCAGACTTTGTTACCTTGAGCATTTAATAGATAGTCTGGTAGGGTGTTTACTAGACGTTGCTGATTGCTGGCCAGGTCGTCAATCTTACCGGATAGGTTGCTGGTCATTGATGATTTAAAGCCATCACCGATAACTCCGACCTCGACACTGTCATTCTGCTCTAGCAATACATCATAGACAATAGTTGTCAGTTTGGCATCTTCACTGGTAAGCCCGATCTGAGGATAATAGACGGGGACGATGTCGCAAAGTTCAGCTTCTTCTAAAATCTGAGTCAGTTTATAATCAAGTGTCTTTGATAAGTCTACATACTCGATTTTAGTATTGATTTTAGGGAGTCCTAAACGGTTATTAATTGCGTATTCTTTGGCAAGTTTGCGCAATTTGTCAATCGTTGGTACTTCCTTGTCCTTAAAGTTAGACGAGAAGTCAACGATCAAAACCCGTCGCTCATTGTATAAGCCGATATAAGGACCGTCTACATATTTCTCGGGTAGCTCAACTGTGATCTGTTGGCTGGTTGCTCCACCCTCACCAGTCCCTTGATTCTCTGGGGTGTATGTCGCATAAGGATAGACGCTGGTATAAGCACCCTCGATGTCTTGGTCGTCTTCTGCTCGCAAGATATTTCGCCCGTACTCTAAAACAATAGGGCTTTTACGTCCTAGCTGTTTATGCAGTCTGATAACTGTATTGTCAAACTCATACTCACCACCCCAAACGTCAAGGATTGAGCCTTTGACACCACCCAGGACATCACGCGCCGTTTTAAAATCTGCGATATTCCAGCTTGTTTTTGAGGTTAGATCAATATCGGACCATGTATCGAACCGAATACCACCCAGGGCATTTAAAGCCCAGATAGCCAAAGCTGCCTGAGCTGTCCCTGTAGCGTTGGTATTATTCCTAATAGCCATCGTCTCGGTCAAGTGGCTGATATGTTTTGCATATATCTTTAAAATACCTGAGCTGTCTTTGACGATACGAGAAATAAAGAAAGTCTGATTTTTGGTTCGTAAACCAGCATCAGACTTGATCCGCATATCGTTTTTAAACGTACCTGCAAGCGGGCCACTAGCCGGGTACTCGATGTAAAGAGTATAGTTCCCGTTTCGTTCCCGTGTGACTTGTGCCTTGGTTGCGTCGATTTCTCCCAGACCGTAGGTTTCAAACGCTGTTTCGTTTGCGTTATAAAGTATAGGTCTCATAATTTGACCCCCCAATTTGGAATAATAAACACTTCAAAGTTACCGTCCCAGCTTATCAAGTTCCTGCCATAATCTAAGTAAGGCATCTGGAATTGAGGGGAACGAACCACCTTGTCCCATGCTTGCAAGTTACCAGAGAATACCTGGTTAGCTTGCATATCCAGCGTGATCTTATTCTGTACGGCCTTTAACTTGGTCTTGCGTCCGTTAATCGTAAGTGTACAGTCACCCGATCCGACAAGCGTGATGATAGGATTTGCGTTGACATTGCCCAGACCATTGATAGCAGTTCCATTTGTCAATTTTTGAGTAGCACGGCCCTGCTTGTAGAATTTGACTGGGTATGTCAAAAAGTTTAGTTTGACTTTCCCAAACTGCTTCATAAGGCTCGATACCTCAAAAGTTTCGATAAAAGCTGACCGGTAGATAAAATCCGGGTCCCAGGATAGAGTTAAATCTTTGTAGCCGTCAACGTTTAGCCAGTTGCTGATATCACTTTCTGCGTCCGTTAGCTTGCGATTTGAAAGGACGGTACAAGGCAGTTCGATAGTCACCGATTTAAGACGGTTCTTTGAGATCAATAGATCGCCATCACGACCAGGGACAGCTACTGTTTCCACGTCGCTACCAGTCGAACTAATAATATAGTCGCTGGTCACTCGTAGCCCGTGAGTAGTGCTTGATACACCGTTAAAAGTAAAACTTCCCATTATGCCATTCTACCTCCTTCCAAATTTGTATAGTAAGCAAGCTCACGCAATAGCCTGCGCATATTTTCCGGACTAAAGAAGTTGTCATTAGCCGTGCCGTTTGCGTTAAGTGTGTAGTTGTTGGTTACGTTTGAGCTTGAGCTTCCACCGCCTGCATATCCAAAGCGTGTAGCTAGTGTATCGGTCAGACCACTGACAAGATCACCGCGCCCTGGCAAGTTGAAGCCAAAGCCGTCCGTGTATTTCTTACCGGATTCTACTGTCTTGTTTGCGAGGTCAGTCATTGAGTCGTCGACATAGTAGCCGTACTTCTCGATACCTACTGCCATACCTTCCGGGATAGCGCGACCGACTTGATCTCTAAATACCTTAGATGGCGAGTTGATAGCCAAAGCAGACCGAGCTGCTGCCACAGCTCCGAATGCAATGCTTGATGCTGCTGATGCAACTGCTCCAGCCATCGCGTAGATACCGCCCATCATACCCTCGCCAATAGACATACCGGCATTATATCCGCCGTTGTATCCGCCGGCCATTCCGTTGTGTGCCGATGCCTTGAGGTTGCTAGACGCGTTAAATACTGCTCCGTTATGGCTTGCCACCCCACTAGTGACACCCGTACCGAATTGTGAGCCGGCATTTCTACCATCATGCCCTAGTGATCTAACAGATGTATTAATCATCATCTTCATCGCATTAGACGCACCAGTAGCAATACCTTGCGAGGAATTAATACCACCACCGATGCCAGTACCGAATTGTGAACCGTACTGTTGCCCGTTCATGGACATCGCGAGGAATTGAGCCGAAATAGCAAGGTTCATCACAGATGCTGCACCAACTGCTACCTGTTGACCGACAGCGATACCGGTTGCGATACCAGAACCAAACTCGGACCCTTTGTTTTGTCCGTCTGTGGCCATGCCGTCCATCGTAGCGGTTGCGTTTGATTTAAGGGTACTTGCTGCACCTTGCACGACATCGGACCGGCTCAATACACCATCTCCGACACCCGCACCCAGTTCAGCACCTTTTGCTTGCCCCTCGCCGAACAAGTTAGCTAAAACGCCTAGAGATGCATTTTTAAGGCCCTCTACAGCCCCTTGAGCTGATGCTTGGTTCTCCGTGATCCCTTGGGCATACTGACCGCTTACTTGCGATCCGCTATACTTGGCTTCAGTTGGCAAGTTGTTAAATGCTTGCTTAGATGCCTCTGTGACTTCTGATGCCGCCTGTTGGACGTCACCTTTGCCAGACCTCATACCCTCTGCGGTCTTTTGAGGAATCTCACGGCCTTTAACTTCAAAGCCTGCATCAGCGAGTGCACTTCTGAACTCATCACCGATAGCAGTTACCATACTTTGGATTTCTGGAGGTAGCTCTTGACCAGTTGCACGAATACCACGCAAGAAGCCTTCCTTGGCTTTGTCGCCGGCTTCCGTCCATTTAGTATTAAGAGCGCCTAGCTGTTCATCTGATGCATTGACAAGGGCCTGCGTTTGGTCTGCCATTTTAGGGCCAGCCTGGCGCATTTGTTCGATAAGCCCTTGGTCAAGTCCGCGTTTCGCTAGTGTTTCAAGGTTCTGTGACCACTTATCTACTGCATCGATGTTCTTCTGCAAGTTAGCAGTCATTTGATCCGCAGATAAAGCTGTCTGCTGTTCGATAGCCTGGAACGCATTTTGAACTTCGCTTTTAAGATTAGCAAACTCTTGTTGCATCATCTCTACAGCTTTACGCTGAGCCTCGTTCATGTTCTCCATCGTATAAATCATACGACCAGACGCATCTTCTGTAGATTTAGCCTTGACTTCGTTATTCTTAACAATTGTATTCGTTAATTCGTTGTCAGAGTCCTCGGTTTTCTTAATGTCGTCTTGGAGCTTCTTGACTTCTTCGTTGTATTTTTTCTTGAATTCTGCCTTGGCCCCTTCACGGATTCGCGAGTTGCTGAAAGAGCCTTCTTCCACGCTATCAGTTTTTTCGACAAGATCCTGGTACTGTTTCTCAATTTCCTTTATCTTGTCCTTGATTTCAAGGCGCTTCTTGGCGTTTTCTACCATTTTTTGATTGGCAGCTTCAATCTCAGCCGATGCCTTGGCAATCTCAATCTGTTTCCGGATCGCGTCCGTGGTCATATTGATTGTGCCCGTGGCCTTGTCGTACTGGATATTCAAGCCTTCAATACGTGAGTTGAGGGTTTCTGCTGCTGACGCAAGCTCTTTCTTTTGAGCTGCAGTCTTGTTTTCGACTGCGTTCAGTTCGTCAATCTTTCTGACAAGGCGTTCATTGTCCTCGGCTGTCGCTTGGATCTCGTTTCTACGATCTTTATAGGCTTCATTGCCTTTGTTAACACTTTCGTGTAAGTCATCGAGGGAGCGTTTAAACTCTTCATTCTTGGCCTTGGCTTCCTTGGACGCTTCGCTTTCCTGCGTCAACCACGACACCAGGCCAGCAATAGCACCGACAACCAGAAAGACTCCACCAGAAGAAAGTGAGGCTAAAGCCCCAGCGAGTCCAGTAGTAGCACCCGTTGCTACAAGTGATGTACTGGTCAGAGATACCAGGGAAGTGATAAGTGTACCAATTAGGCTACCAATACCCTTGATAATGGATAACCCCAGCATCGCTCCTTTAAAGAGCAAGACTGCTCCTGCGACACCAGCGAAGATTGAGATAAGCGGGTCTAAAACAGGTTTAAGGAAGCCTAATATACTCACTAGTGATTTAACAACTGGAGTAGCACCACGGATCACACTGATGATAACGTTAAAGGTACTATTTACTGCTCCTTTAATGCTATCAAGGTTCTGGGCAATACTCTTACCAGTAACTGCCTTGCTCATCTTGTCAAACTCGGCAATGACGTTTGCGATCCCTTTCGCTACCGCGTTCACGATGTTACCGAATGATGTTTTAATACCTTCAGAGTTTTTCTTTGCCATTTCAGCAAAGCCATTTGTACCCTTGTTAAGCTCAATCAGTCGCTTACTGAAATCAGCGAACGTGATCTTACCGTCTTGCAAGGCTGAGTAGAAGTCTTTCTGGGCCGATGCACCAGCAAAACCAAAACTTTCAGCCGTCTTCTGCAAAGCGTAAGGCA